CCAGCGCGAATGAAGCCGCCGAGGATGAGTTCCCCTACATTCCGCTTGTTGCGCAAGGTCTGAAGCCTATCGGAACGGTGCTGAAAATCTACGACCGCAATCCTCACGAATGCGGTTCGCAGCCACTAACCAAGACCTTTTGCCATGTCGTCACCGACGACCGCATCCTCATCACCGATACCAGCTACACGGCGGGCGAGCCGGTCTGGGTGGAGTTCTCACTGCCGCAGCCCCGCTTTACTGCGACCGCTTTCAACGCCTCCACGGCTTACGCAGCGGGCGATCTCGTTTACTACAACACCACCGGCGATTGCTACGAAGCCATCGCTGACACGACCGGCAATCTCCCGACCTCCGAGGAGTTCTGGCTGCGCCACCGCATCCCTGCGTTCTTGGCGGACTACCTCAAGTTCTACGCCCTCGCCGAAACGCTCAGTGAGGACGGCCAGATGGACAAAGCCAACTACCAGTTCGCCCGCGCCGAAGGCATCCTCCAACAGCGAATGGACGACGCGTGGCTCCGCAAAGGCGAGGTGCGACGCTACTCCGCCAGCTTCCAATAACCCCCTATTGACACCCCTCCCGATAATTAAATTACTGACATGAGCAACCCCACCGTCCAGATCGCCGCCCGCTCCTCTGCTGGCATTGTGCAACCCGTCCAAGCCACTCCAGATGGGGCTCTGCGAGTCACCACCGGATTTGCGCTTCCGCTTTACGACCGCTTCACGATCACCCGCGTGGGCTCCACGAACAACACTCTCTACACCGAATACTCGCTCGCCGGTGTGCCCGTGGCCCGCATCTATGTGACCTACTTCGTCGGCACTCCCACCACCGACAACGCCGCCGTCTCCGGCTCCTACCTCGTTCTCCCGCCGTTCTGATTTATGTCCAGCATCGCCTTCGATCCCCTGACTGGAACGATGATCTCGACCACTGCGCAAATCGCGCAGCTCGACTCCTCGGGTCAAATCTCCGGCGCGATGATCCCCGACGACTTTGACGATGTGCAGCGCTTCGACTCCGTGGCCGATTTCCCGAACCCCGGCACCGTCGCCCGCATTTACTTTCCCGCAGATACCAACATCCCGCACCGCTGGGATGTGGACACCCTTTCCTACAAGCCCATCGCCTCCGACGCGGACGGCGGTGAGTTTTAGGACAACCCCGCAGAACAACCAAACACCCCCAAAACACCATGCCAAATACCCTTCGCATCAAACGCCGCTTAACCGGTGCCTCAGGCGCTCCCTCCAGTCTTGCTGTAGGTGAGTTGGCCTATTCAAAAGTAGACAACAAACTTTGGATCGGTCTTGACGACCAAATCAAAGTCCTCGCCGGTGAAGGACACTTCGCCACAAACGCAAACCTCGCCTCGGAAGTCTCCACGCTGAACTCCAGCATCAGCTCCGAAAACTCCCGTGCGACCGCAGCGGAAGCCGCCCTCGGCACCCGCATTGACAATGTTCTCTCGAATGTCACTCCCGGCTCGCTCGATTCGTTGACGGAAGTGGTCGCCGCCTTCGAGGCCGCCGACAGCAACCTCAACGGTGCGATCACCTCCCTCGCCAACAGCGCCTCCAGCGCCCTGACCGCCGAGGTCAACCGCGCCACCGCAGCCGAGCAAGCGCTTGATGGCCGTGTCACCACAGCCGAGAGCGACATCAACGCCCTTGAGTCCCGCGCCACCAGCATCGAAGGTGCTGCCTCGACCCTCGCAGGCCGTGTCACCACAGCCGAAGGCGACATTGATGCAGTCGAAGCCCGCGTGACCACTCTCGAAAACGCCAGCGCCGACTCACGCCTCGACGAGGTGGAGAGCGACATTGCCGCGTTGGAGAGCCGCGCCACTAGCATCGAGTCCGCCGCGACGACCCTCGCCGGTCGTGTGACGACTGCCGAGTCCGACATCGACGCCATCGAGTCCGCAGCGACCACGCTGGCTGGCCGTGTGACGACCAACGAAGGCGACATCGACGCCCTCGAATCCCGCGCAGGCAACATCGAATCCGCAGCCACCTCGCTCACCTCCCGCGTTTCCGCGCTCGAGACTGAGATCGACGGCGGCAGCTTCTAATAGCTCCCTCCCCCCACAGCGGCGGTGCGGTTCCAGCCCGCGCCGCCGCCACGGGGCCACTGCTTAAAACTTAATTCTTAAAACTTAAAACTTCTCCAATGCCCACGGTCTTCAAGCTCCTCCGCAGCACGGTAGCAGGCCGAGTCCCCACCGCCGCCCAAGTGGCCGAAGGGAGCCTCGCCCTCAACCTCGCCGACCGGCGCTTGTATTCCAAGGACCACACCGGAGAAGTCTTCCGCCTCGCCCGCCCCCGCGACCCCAGCGACTACCTGCAACTCAGCGCCACCGATGGCACCACCCTCTACATGGGCCGCCTCGCCTGGGCCGACTACCCCGCCACCGGCCCCGCCGAGGACGCCCCATCCTGGACCATCTACAAAATCACCACCGACGCCGCAGGCAATGTCTCCTCCGAGCAATCCGCAGTCGGCGCGTGGGCTTTCAAAGAGTCCCTCCAATTTTCTTAAAACATCAAACCCACCACCACCATGACAGCATCCACTCCACTCCAAATCGACGGCAAAACCTACGACCGCTACTCGCTGAACCTCGCCATCACCGGCTTCTACAAACCCGAGGGCCAGCCCGACGCGAATGTGGCCATGTCCCTCATCCCGACCCGCGTCGAAGACGGAGTGGTCGAGCAAGCCGGTCTTGAACACCGCAAGGCCGTCGTCCTCGGATCGCTCTCACAAGCCAGCGCTGAAGAGCAAGCCGCCATCAGCGCGATCCAAGCTGCCCTCCAAGCCTACCTCCAAGCGAAAGGACTCTAAGCCATGCCAACCTATTACGCCCGCAAGGCAGGAAACATCAACGCCGCCGATGTCTGGGCGACCGCTCCCGCCGGAACGGCATCGGCTGTCACATTCGCCGCTGGCGATGTCCTCATGGCAAACTCATTCGCCATCACGGTCAATGTCTCGACCGACCTCGGCGCTACTGGCGAGGTGCGTAATGATACGACTGGCGGAGCCACCGCAGGCGGATCTTTTACGCTTTCCAATAGCGTGACGCTTACGGCAAATGCTTTTGGGGGAACAGTGGCTTCACATCATTGTGTTATTTTTTCACTAAATTCAGGAAACTCTGCATTTTTTATTGGAAACGCTACAGGAGGCGCCGCTTCGGCTTTTGCATTAAACAACACTGGAACGGGAACTCTCAATATAACGGGAGTCGTCACCGGAGGATCAAATGCAAGCCCGTCTTTCCCAGCCTACGGCTGTAACAACAACGCTGGTGGAACCTTGAATATCACCGGAAGCGTTTTTGGCGGGTCAGGAGCAGGGAGTCCCGGAGCCAACAATAATGCTGGTGGAACCTTGAATATCACTGGTCCTGTCACTGGAGCAGCGTCGGTTGGTGCGCAAAACAACTCCACCGGAACTATGCTCATCAATGGAGTCATCCAAGCCAGCGAATTTGCCGCAGGCGTCGCCGGTGCGAACCGCGCCCAAGTCACGCTCCTCACCGGCCCATTCCTCATCTCGCCCACATTCGGCGTCAACCCGATTGCCAATGTCGCATGGCGATGGGCCTCCGCGCTGAACAACCACACTTATATCGAAGTCGGCACGCAGACCCTCCTGGAAAAGCGCAACCTCGTCACCCCCGACAACGCCACAAACTTCCCCGCCGCCAGCAATGTCCGCAGCGGCACTCCCTATGGCATCGGAGGAGTCGTCTTCGGCACCTGTGCCGTTCCAAGCCCGGCAGCGGTGGCCATGGGAACTCCCGTGGACGATACGGTCGGAACCCTAACCATTTCAGTGCCCACCGCTTCAGAAATCGCTACAGCGGTATGGGGAGCTTCGACCAAGACCATCACCGGCGGCGTAGTTGACACGCTCACCACCGCACCGACCGTGCCGACGCCAAGCCAAATCGCCAGCCAGGTGAGAACGGAGCTATCCACCGAGCTTTCGCGCTTGGATGTCGCCACCAGCACCCGCGCCGTGGCCGCTGACATCCCGACCTCGGACATCTCGGCAATCAAGGCCAAAACCGACAACTTGCCAGCAAGCCCTGCAGCCGTCAGCGACATACCAACCGCCGACATCGCCGCCATCAAGGCCTCCACAGACAATCTCCCCAGCGACCCCGCAGACCAAAGCCTCGTCCAGGCCGCCATCTCCGCCCTTTCGATCCCCACCGTGGTCGAGATTCGCACGGAAATGGATTCCAACTCCACCAAGCTGGCGAACCTCGACGCCTCCGTGTCGAGCAGGCTCGCCGGTTCGGTCTACACCGCGCCAAGCACTCCACCAACTGCCGCAGACATCGCCTCGGCAGTGTGGGCCGCCGCAGACAAGACAGGCTACAGCCTCACCAGCGCCGAGCGCACAGCCATTGCCGCCGCCGTAGAGTCTTCGATCCTCAACGAGGCCGACGGACAGCAAATCCTCAACGCCATCGTGGGCGCCATCGGAAACAGCAATGTGGATCAAGTCGCCCTCGTCGCCGCGATCCGTGCCGACCTTGAGCGCACCGGCGGCAAGCTCATCAACTTGGATGCCTCCGTTTCGAGCAGGCTCGCATCGGCAGACTACAACGCGCCGACCAGCGCCCCAACCGCAGCCAGCGTGGCAAATGCCGTGTGGGGAGCCGCCAGCCGCACCATCACCGGCGGCGTGGTTGACACGCTCACCAACGCCCCAGCATCAGTCACGCCAAGCGACATCTGGTCGCACGCCACCCGCACGCTCACCAGTGCCAGCGGCCCGACCGCCATCGAGATTCGCCAAGAACTCGATAGCAACTCGACCCAGCTTTCGGCGATCAAATCGAAGACCGATGCGCTGCCTAGCGATCCCGCAGACCAAAGCCTCCTCGAAGCCGCCATCGCCGGAGTCACTGCGCCGTCCGCCAGCACGGTGGCAGCAGCCGTGCGTTCCGAGCTTTCGGTCGAGTTGGCCCGAGTGGACCAAGCCGTGAGCAGCAGACTCGCTGCCTCCGAAGCCTCGAAGCTCGACGCGGTGAAAGCCAAGACCGACCTACTCCAGACCGACCGCCTCGCGCAATGCTCGACCGTGGCCACCACCGGAGCGCAGCTCGCAGCCGCCCTGAGCTAACCATGGACACGCACCAAGCCGCCGCCTCCTTCACCGGCCTCGTCGCTACGGCGACGGGGCTCGGGGTGTCGATGCTTCCAGAGATCGAAGCCTGGCTCCGCATCGCCTCGCTCCTAGTCGGCATCGCGGTCGGCCTGGCCTCCCTCTACGCCATCCTCAGAAAGAAGTCCCCGCCCCACGACCCTTAAAACTTAATTCTTAAAACTTAAAACTCCCTCCCCCCCATGAATAAAATCATCTCGCACTTAAAGCAAAGATCCACCTGGGCTGGCATCGCCTCGCTCGTAGCCCTCACCGGTTGGCAAGTCAGTCCCGACCAATTTTCGGCCATCAGTGCGGTTGTCATCGCGCTCGTGGGAGCCTACGAAGTATTCCGCGACGAGAAATGACCTCGCCCGCCCAGATCGCCGCCACCGGCCTGCTGCTCGGCTACATCTTTCTCTGCATCTCATTTTTGACCGGCTGCTCCACCCTCGGCGTCAGTCTCGAAACCGACTACGGCAGGTTTTCTTACACCCTCCCCGAGCTGCCCAAGCCGTCCTCAAGCAAATGACCTTCGACGAGCGCACCGAGCGGAATATCTCGACGCTGCACCCGGCTGTTCAGCCTAAAGCGCGAGAGTTCATGCGACTCGCGCTCGACCTCGCAGGCAAGCATAGCGTAGTGGTCCGCATCATCAGCGGCCTGCGTAGCTACGCCGAGCAGGATGCGCTCTACGCCAAAGGCCGCACCACCGCAGGCCCGAAAGTGACCAACGCCCGCGCTGGCTTTTCCAATCACAATTTCGGCACCGCCTGGGACATCGGCCTCTTCAAAGACAAAGCCTACCTAACCGACTCGCCTATCTACACAGAGATCGGCCAAGCCTCCCGCAGCCTCGGCCTGACATGGGGAGGGGATTTCAAGAGCTTCAAAGACACACCGCACTACGAAGTGCCCACCGGCCTCACCCTCGCCCAAATGCGCGAGCGCGTCGCCGCAGGGAAAGACATCTTCGCATGAGCCGCCTGCGCAAACCCAAATCCTCCCCACCCAAAGACCGCGAGGCCGTGCTGCTCCAAGTCCGGCAGCTCCTCGCCGAGCATTTCGATGTGGGCCTCTGCATCGTGAGTTGGGAAGCGGAGGGCGAGACTTTCTACATGGATTTGAAATTCGGCAACGACTACGCAGCCCGCGCCCTGTGCCGAGAGGCCGACGAAATTTTGTGGCCTTACGAAACCGAAGACGAAGACGAGGAGGACGAAGAATGAAAACATCATGGAGTTCCATCGCCCGCGAACAAGCGGACAAAGCGCACAAGACCGAAGTCGATGCGCTCAAAGCCAAGCTCGCTCAATACCAAGCCAGCGTCGAAAGCCTAGAAAAGCAACTCGGCATCGCGCTATCGCTCGGCAAGACACGCATCCGCCCGCAGCCCCTCACCGTCTCGATGAGCGACAAAGCCGAAGCCGTCGCCGTGGCGCTCGCCTCGGACTGGCATGTCGAGGAAACGGTCGAATCCGCCAGCGTCAATGGCCTGAACGAATACCGCCTCCCCATCGCCAAAACCCGCATCGAGAAATTCTTCTCCACCATCGCCCGCCTCACCGAGATCGAACGCCACGGGGCCAAGATCGACGACCTCATCCTCTGGCTCGGCGGCGACCTCATGACCGGCATGATTCACGAGGAACTCGCCGAGAGTAATTCCAAGACGCCCACGCAAGTCATCCTCTGGCTGCAAGACCGGCTCGCAGACGGCCTCGCCACGCTCAAGCCCCACTTCAAGCGCATCCTGATTCCCACCAGCTACGGCAACCACGGACGCACCACCGTGAAGCCCCGCCACGCCACCGGAGCCGCCCACAGCTACGAGTGGCTGCTGTATCGCATCCTCGAAGGCCGCTTCGCCGACGACCAGCAAATCGAATTTCAAATCGCCGACAGCTACTTCAATTTCATGACCGTCTTCGACCGCCGCCTCCGCTTCCATCATGGCGATGGATTGAAATACAATGGCGGCATCGGCGACATAAGCATTGGCGTCAACAAAGCCATCGCAAACTGGAACAAATCCCCCAACCGAGCCGACCTTGATATTTTTGGCCACTGGCATCGGTTTCAACAAAATCGTGACTGGCTCTGCAACGGCAGCCTCATCGGCTACAACGCCTACGCCCTCTCAATCAAAGCCTCCTTCGAGCCCCCCACGCAGACCTACTTCCTCCTCGATAAGAAGCGCGGACGAACCATGACCTCTCCCATTTACCTATGACCTGGAAACACCTCGCCAAGCGCACCAACAGCCTCCCCGAAGGTTGGAGCACCACCGACGAAATCGCCGCCGACCTCGACTGCGAAATCTCCGAAGTCCCCAAAATCCTCGCCGCCGCCATCCGCGACGGCCAAGTCGAGAAGCAGAACTTCCCACACTGGCAACCCGGCAGCCGCCAACTCCTCTACCAAACCGGCTACCGCCAGCGCCCCGCCGGAACCAAATCCTCCCCCGAGCCCAAATCCTCCCGCCCCGCCGACGAACTCACCACCGCCATCCTGCGCGTCGCCGCCCGGCACCCCGACAAGCCCGCGCACCGCATCATCGCCTACCTGCCGCCGCGCCTCCGTGGCGGCGTCACCAGTGCTCAAGTCAACGCCCTCCTTGACAAGCCCCCGCACAATAAAAGGTAGATGCCCGACGACCAAACCATAGTCGAAGGCGACGCCGGATTCCTCGGCATGGCCTCCCGCTTGAACCCGCTGCAACTCCAGCCGGGCATGGTCCAATACGCCGAAAACATGCGACTCGACCGAGGCGTCGCCCAGACGCGCAAAGGGGCCAAACGCCTGGGCGACGGGATCGCGGCGGGCACGCAGCCGCTGGTGTTGCCCTTCGCCCTCGACAGCAGCACCATCATACAGACGGTCTACGACGGCGGAATCCTCGCCAGCGGTGTCTTCTCCTCGCCGAACTACAACGATGAGAATGAATACATCGTCCTCTGCGGGCCGACATCGGCATTCCTCTATCGGCAAAACGAACCCATCGAAGAAATCTTTTACCCGGCACAACCCACGCCACACCCTGCCGACGAAGTGCTCGCCGCCACAGACACCGCCACCTGCATCCAGGCTTTCAACCGTTTCTACCTCTTGCGCGAGGCCGACATGTCTGTGCCCGGCTGGGAGTGGAAATACACCACATCCTCGGGGATTGCCGTCTCAAGCACCACGGCCACGGTCCACATCACCGCCCACGGCCTTAGCGCTGGAATGCGCGTGCGCATCGAGGAGGGGAACGAGGCAGCCTTCCAAGGCCATGAGTTCGACATCCTCTCGGCGGCGACAAATTCCTTTACCATCGCCGTCCCCCTCGGCACCCCCGCTGACCCCTCGGCAAACATCGCCATCCGCCGCGTCAAGCCGCCGCTGTGGTGGGACGGCTCAACCGCAGACTTTGATCGCGCCGCCTCGGGCGTGCCTGCCGAGGGCGTGACCTTCAAGACCCTGCGCTCCATCGGCTGGGCCAGCTACATCGGCAACCGCCTGTGGATCCCCGACGGCCGCGACACGGTGGCGATCTCGGATGTTCTTGAGCCTGACCTCTACGACCCATTTTTCCAATCCTTCCGCGCCAACCAGGGCAGCAACGACTACCTCGTCGCCATCCATCCCTGGGTGGAGGGGCAGGCCCTCGTCTTCATGCGGAACAGCATCTGGCTCGCCAATCTCTCCGACACCAGCAACGCGACGGGCGACACCTTCACGGTGGACAGCGCCGTCTCCCGCCTAACTCTCCTCACCGACGAGATCGGCTGCGTAGCCCGCCGCAGCGTAGTCACTGCCGGGCAGTTCGTCTTCTTCCTCTCGGACGCCGGAGTTTATCGCCTCGATACCCAGCTCGACCTCAAGTTAAGGGCGAACACCCAACCGCTCTCCGACCCCATCGCCGACCAACTCGACGAAATTAACACCGAATACGCCGACGCCGCCGTGGGAAAATGGTGGAACAACCGCTACTACCTCGCCGTCCCCATCGGCCCCGACGCCGAGTCGAACAACACCCTGTTCCTCTGGAACGCCCTCAACCAGCAGTGGGAATCCCGCGACACCTACAGCTTCGGGCTCGATGAACTCCTCATCGCCGGATACGACAGCCAGCGTCGGCTCTACTGCGCCAGCCGCACCGGAAGCCTCTTCCTGCTCGACGAACTCGACACCGGCGACGAGGTGCCATTCGCCAACGACGAAGACCTCTACACCGACATTCCCGGCTATCTCCTAACCCGCCGCTACGGATGGGGAAGCCTCAACACCAAGCGCCTCACCCGCGCCAAAGCCTCCCTGCTCCTGCCTGCGGATGCCTCCTGCGAACTCCGCGCCGTGACCACCGACTACGACGCGGATTTCCAAGTCGCCACCCTGGCCAATACCTCGGGCGAGCAAGAAGACTACACGCTCAAAGCCCCCCTCCGCACAAAGGCCACCGGCCTCGACCTCGAATACCGCACGCTCACAGGCCGCCCGACCCTGCGCCAAATCTCTGCCGAAGCCACCCGCAGCGCCCTCGACCCCACCGAAACCCGCACTTTGAATTAACCACAGAGCACACAGAGAACACAGAGGCTTAAAACTTAATTCTTAAAACTTAAAACTCTCCCACCCATGGCAACCATCACCAAAGGCAAAACCTTCGTAAACGGCGAACTCGTCACTCCCGAGAAAATTCACCAACTCGTCGATTCGGCCACTATCGCCAACATCACCAACGCCGACCTCGCCGCAAATGCCGCCATCGCTGATACCAAGCTCGCGCAGATCAGCACGGCAGGAAAAGTTCTTCCAACTGCGGTGCAGGGCACGGCGGTGATCACGACCGACTCGCGCCTCTCGGACGCCAGGACGCCGACCACGCATACGCATGATGATCGTTACTACACAGAGACCGAGGTCAATAGCCTGCTCGCAGGCAAGCAGGCTGCCGGGAGCTACGCCGCCGCCAGCCACACGCACGATGCATCAAGCATTTCCGGAACTGCGACCAACAATATCAGTTTTCTTTCAGCAAATAGCAGTATCGCAAACGAAACCGGTGGGTTAAATAAATTGGAAGTTATTGGAACCGGCGGGGCGGCGATGATGACATTTCACCGGCCTGGCACTTATGCAACATATTTAGGTGTCGATAATGACAATCAACTAAAAGTGGGCGGTTGGTCGCAAGGCAATAATTCTTATCCTCTTTTACATTCTGCAAATTTCAGTGCTTACGCCGCTCCAGCAAACCACAACCACGACGACAGATATTACACCGAGACAGAGATAAATACTCTGTTGGCAGGCAAGCAGGCGTCTGGAAGCTACGCGCCTGCCAGCGGCATCGCGCCAAGTGCCATCACGGGCACGGCGGTCATCACGACGGATTCCCGTCTCTCGGATGCTAGGACGCCGACCGCGCACACGCACGATGACAGATACTATACTGAGCTTGAAATTGGAACGCTTTTGTCAGGTAAAGCAAACATTGTTCACAATCAGAGCGCTGAGACAATTACAAGCGGGACTCTTGCAAACGCTCGCACCACGGCCACGAGCAGTAATTTAATCAATACTATTGTAGCTCGTAATAATTTCGGTGGCATAGACATTGCTCTCATAACAGGCGTTTCGCCTGGGCCTAGTAGTGGAATATACAATATAAATACATCGACAGGAACATACATTGGCGGAATTTTAACCAACAGCACAAACACAGGCGTCATTTATAGCACTAGCTCCGACCACCGGCTTAAAACCGACCTCGAAAAACTAACCGGCGCATTGGATCGCTTGTCGGCCTTGCCGGTCCACCGGTTCAAGTGGGTTGGCCATCCTACCGCACCGAAAGTCGATGGCTTCCTAGCCCACGAAGCCCAAGCCGTTGTGCCCGAAGCCGTCACCGGCACCAAGGACGCCGTGGATGCAGACGGCAAACCCATCCATCAAGGCATCGACCAATCCAAACTCGTCCCGCTCCTCGTCGCCGCCGTCCAAGAACTCGCTGCCCGCGTCGCCGCCCTCGAAGCCAAATGACCCCCGCCCCCACCATGCTCCGCCCCGAGCCCTACCACGCGACCAAGCTCGCCGTGCGCCGGTCTCCGCTGCACCGGTGGGGCGTCTTCGCCACGGCCCCAATCGCCAAGCACGAAGTGCTCGAGGAGGCCCCCTACGCTTGCGTGCCGAAGAAGCAACTCGCAAAAGCCCCCGCCTGTGAGACTTACAGCTACTACCTCGACGACGCGACCAGCATCATCGGCTTCGGCCTCGCTCCCCTCTACAACCACCACGACACCCCCAACGCCTCCCACGAGATCGACCAGGTGAACGAACTCATGCGGCACTACGCCCTGCGCGACATCGCCGCAGGCGAAGAAATCACCCTGAACTACGGCGCAGAAAACGCCAAACACTTTTTAGAAAAGGACTAACCCTATGGCAATGAACATGAGCAACAGCGGCGGCGGAGGAGGTGGCGCGATGAGCGCAGCCATGTCCGGCAACAACGCCATGTCAACAGGGTCAACCGGGTCAGCCATGTCTGGCGGGGCAATGTCTGGCGGCGGAGGCATGAGTGGCGACCCACTCCGCACCGGCATGTCTGTAAACCCCCGCCGCGCCCCCCGCACGCGAGATTTTGGCAATGAGTTATCAGCCATACGCACGGCCAGCGGCCAGATCGCCCAAGATCAGGCCAACACGATTGTCGATACCGCAGGCCGCCTCAGCGACCAAGCCATCGAAAGCACCGGCGACATTGCGCAACGCCTCGAAGACAGCACCTACACCGCCGCCGCCAACCAAAACATCCGCGACGCCGGAACCTCTGCCGCCCAGCTCGGCCAGAGCTACAACCAAGTCGGCCAGACTGCCGACCGCGTAGCCGCCTACAACGATCCCGCTCAAGCCCGGCTGAACCAGATGGCTATGGGGCAGCTCTACCGCCCCGACCAGATTTCCTCCCAGGCTGTCGCCGCCGACCAAGTGACCGGCTCTCGCGTTGCTAATGTGGGCCAGATGGACTACGCCCGCCTCGGCCAAGTCGCCAATGTGCAAGGCCCCGCAGGCTACGCCGCCGATCAAGTGCAAGCCCAGCGCATACGCGCCGCCCAGGCTGGACCGGTCGATAGTGTATCTTCTAACAACATCCGCGCCAGCGCCGCAGAGCGCGGCCTTATGAATGAAGCCCGAGGCAATGGGCTCCTCGGCCAACTGGAAGGCCAAGCCGCCAACGACCTCGCCCTCGGCCGCTCCCTCTCCTCCGAGCAATCCCGCGACGCCACCCAATCCGCCCGAGCGGCCGCGTCAGCCCGTGGCCTTGGCCTCGGCCAGTCTGCCATGGCCGCAGAGCTTTTGAATCGTGACCGCTTCGCTACCCAGCGCGAAGCCGAACGCCGAGGATTTGCCAGCAATGTTGCGCAGCAAGGCGTTGGTATCCGCGCCGCAGCAAACCAAGCCTACATGGGCAGGCAGGACGCCAACGCAGGCCGCACACTTCAAGCCGATCTCGCCAACCAATCCGCCGGTCTTAATCTCGGCCAAACAAACGCGCAGCTACGGCAAGCCGCCTCTATCCAATCGGCCCAAAACCAACTCGCCGCACAGCAAGCCAACCAAGCCGCCAACGCCCGCGCCCTTGAATTTGCGCAGCAGGGCGGGCTTCAAGCCTCCTTGGCAAACCAACAAGCAGGGCTCTCCCAAGCCGCCGAGCAGGCCCGCCTGCAACAAACCGCTATTGGCGCGTCCTACGACGCCGCGCAGCAACGCGCCATAACCGATGCAGGTTACGCCCAACAGGCCGCTCTCTCAAACCAAAACGCCAACCTCAACGCCGCCCAATACAACAGCAGCCAAAACCTCGCCGCCCAGCAGGCCAACCAATCGGCAAACTACAACGCGAACTACGCGAACCAAAATTTCCTGCAAGGCGTCGCCAGCCAGAATTTCAACCAATTTTCGGGACAGCAAAGCATGCTCGGCTCCCTCTACGGCCAGCAAGCAGGCATCGCCCAAAACCAATACGCCAACAACCTCGGCCTCGCCCAGGCCAATGTCGCCCTCGACCCCTACCAACGCGCCCTCGGATCCAACATCCCCATAGCCAGCCAAGCCAACGCCGCCTCGATGATCGGCCAAGCCTACGGCAACACCATGAACTACGGCTCCGACCTCTTCAACACCAACACGAACATGCAGGCGTCGATCTACAACTCTTGGATGAACAACCAAGCCGCCCTGCGAGGAGCAGGAGTCGTGGGGGGGTCAACAAACAGAGCTGGCAATGCCGCTATGGGCGCAGGCGTAGGATTGGCAGGGGGAGCTATAGCGGGAGCAGCGATGGGTAGCGTAGTGCCGGGCATAGGCACGCTGGCCGGTGCTGCAATCGGTGGAGCCATGGGAGCCGCCGGTGGCGGCGGTGTCGGATACTTCTGCTGGATCGCCCGCGCTGCCTGGGGAGAAGACAATCCCCGTTGGGTCGAGTTCCGCGACAGCATGCTCACCCATGCCCCCGAATGGTTCGTCGCCGCCTACATGCAGCACGGCGAATCCATCGCCCGCCACATCCACACCCCCGCCCGCCGCGCCCTCGCCCGCCTCGTCCTCTCGACGCTCCAACGCCTTTGGACCCCAGCTAAATCCACCCTCCAAACCGCCTAAATCCCATGCCCTACAACCCCACCGTCAACGACCGCTCCGGCGAAATTCTCGCCGCATATCAAATAAAAGCCGCCGAGCAAGATATGCAGACCAAGCAATTTTTGGGCGAGCAAATTGGCAATGTAGGCACCGCGCTCACGGGAGTCCTTAAACAGAAACAAGAGGAGGCAAGTAAAGCAACTGCCATTGGCGAAGCCCTTAATACCATGCAGTCCACCCTGCCCACTTACGGAGCCGAAGGAGTAGCCCTGCAACAAATCATCACCAAGCGAATGGCCGACGCTGGTAACAACCTCGATAAAATGTCCGGCATTTACATGGCCTTCCAGCCCGCCATGCAAAACCTCCAAACTCGCTACAACCAAGCCGCCCAAATCGAAGGCTACAAAGACCTCGCCGACTACAAATCCGCTAACACTCCTGCCGCCGCGACCGCTCAACCCAAGCTCGATGCCAACTACGGTCGTCAATTTTACCAAGCGCTCATACAGCAAGGCAAAATGACCCATGAGCAAGCTTTGGCCGAAATGGATAAAGCCGGTTTGGGGTATGCTAGACAATACATCGAAAAGCAAGAAAACCCTTTTTGGAAATAACCATGAGCGGCTACCAAGCAGCCCTCGATTACCTGGCGAAACTCAACGGGCCTACAAACCAATCCCCCGATCCTCTCGCCGCGCCCACCCCAGCCCAAGGCGCGCAGATCATCGACTTTGAAACGCCGCTCCCAGAAATGGAAGGCGAGCCCGATTTCATTTCGATACCCGAGGACTCCGAAGAAACCCTCACCGCCACCGCATACGAACCCGCTCCCGCACCCTCGCAGCCCATGGGCGACGGTTACGCCGCCGCGCTCGCCTACCTAGAGCGCCAGCAAGCCGACCAGCAAGCCCAAGCCGCCACCCAGCAAGCCGTCGCCGAGGCCACCACACCCGACCAAAACCTCCCCGTCCTCAAGCCCGAACTCGCCGATGCCCTCGGAGTCCTCGACTACCGCGACCCCCAAGAAGGAGCACGCCGTTCCCAAGCCGCCGCCCTCGGCGAAATCCTCGGCCTCCCCGAATACGAGAAGGTCCAACTCGGAGCCGCCCCCGTCAACGCCGATGGCACCGTCACCATCCGCCGCGCCCAAGCCGTCTCCCCCGAGGCCCAAGCCGCCGCCGACCAGCAGATGGCCGCCATCCGCGCCGAAGCCGCTGCCGATCTCGCACCGCCCAGCCGCCCAGAGGAATACTACAACCGCGCCGAGCGTGGGGCTCGCCTCGGAGTCGAAGATGTCCGCTCCGGCTTCTACTCCATCGTCGAAAATTTCTTCAAAGATCAACAAAACCCCTACCTCTACTCCTCCCCGCAGACCGCCGAGGCCGATGTCCCCAAGATCGAAAGCCGCCTCGCCGATCTCCAACAACGCCGCACCGAATTTGTCAAAGGCGACCTCGGCCCGAACCGCGACCGCATCAGTCCCTTCGACCATGAAATCTCCAGCCTCACCGGCCAGTTGGAGAAAGCCCGCCAAGCCACCACTGGCGAGCCTGTCACCGAGAACTTCCTGGGCAGCGTCTCCCGCGCCTCCGCCGACCTCGCCACCGAGGCCCGCCAAAACCAAGCCACCATCCGCGCCGACTACACCGACAAGCAAATTACCCCCGAGCGCGACAAGGAATTTTGGATGACCGTCGCCGATGGCCTTGGCCGCACCGTGCCCACCGCCGGAGCCGCCATCCTCAATCCCTACCTCGGCCTCGCCATGGGCTACACGCAGGTCTATTCCAATGCCGAGCAGGAGTTCGACCAATCCGCCGCCCAGACCGGCAAGCCCCTCGACCCCGCCGCCCGCTCCGACTACGCCCACTCCCAAGCACTCCTCCAGACCCCCTTTGAACTCGTCGGCGACCTCGCCCTCGCCAAAGTCGCCCGCGACTCCATCGCCACCAGCGGCCAAGCCCTCATCCGCGCCATCCGTGGGGGCGACACCGGGGCCGTCTCCTCCTTCGTCGCCAATCTCCCCCGCCGCGCAGGCCAACTCGGGGCCGCCGCAGCCGGTGAAACCCTCATCACCACCCCCGCGCAGACCGTCATCGAGCAGAAAGTCGCCGAGTCCGCCGGAGTCCGCGACCCCATTTCCAACGCCCAGCTCGCCGCCAATACAGGCGAAGCCATGAAAGTCGCCGCCGCCCAATCCCTCCTCCTCGGCGGTGGCCCCGTCGCCCTCGAAACCGGCGTCACCACGATAGCCGACAGGCTCCGCCGCCCAACTCCTCCTGCCCAGCCACCGACCCAGCCCGCCCCCATGGGAACGCCGTCGTCCCCGACGGCCCCTCCATCATCCGCTCCCATCGCCCAGCCCGCCCCCGCCGAAGTCCCCCAAAACTTCACCCCCATTTCCTCCCCCGCGCCCCGCACCCTCGGCCAAGTCCGCGCCCCGCAGATCGCCATCGACCAAGCCGCCCTCGATGAGGCCTTTGGCCCCGCCTCCGGAACTCCCCCAACCGCCTCTGCTCCCGCTGCAAGCGCACCCATAGCGCCTGAACCGACAGGCTCACCCGAATTGATCACCGGGGAGGGGGCGAGATTTTCCTTCACCACCAATGGCATCACTCCCGAGCAACAAGCCCGCACCGACTTCTTCGCAGGAGCCATCAACCAGCAGCTCCGCACCCAAGGCATCCTCACTCCCGACCAAAGCCTCGCCCTTCAGCCCGTCTCCCTGGATCGAGTGGACGCCGGAGCCGGGTTTGCCGATTTCCTCGAAGGCTTCCAATCCATCACCGGCACCACCGTCCAATTCGTAAAGCCCAGCGACCCGACCATCTTCGGCGGAGCCGTCCGCAGCGACGATGCCCGCACGATCTTCATCAACGCCGAGTCCCAGCGCCCCGCACTCGCCCTCATCGGCCACGAATGGGGCCATACCATCCAGAATTCCGACCCCGCACTTTACAAGGAACTCCGCCGCGTCGTCGCCCGCTACACCGATAACTACCGCACCCGCGCCCGCGAGGCCGGAGCCAGCCCCCTCTACCAAGGCACCCGCGCCAAGACCGCCGAACTCACGAACAACACCCTCGGCGACGCCTTCCTCGACCCCGAATTTTGGAACTCCCTCCGCGCCGAGGATCAGCCCATGGCCAAGCGCCTCTGGGAAAACCTCACGAATTGGTTCAATGAAATCCTCGCCCGTTCCAAAGGCACCGCCTGGGGCACCGAGCAATTCGCCACTAACCTCAGCGCCATGCGCCGCGACCTCGCCCGAGTCGCCCGCACCGCGCTCCGCCCGCCCACGCAGGCTTTATCCAACGCCGAAGTCACTACAGCCCCGGCCCTCATCGACCTCGCCATCGAGGCCCACCACGGAACGCCGCATAAGGTGAACAAATTCAGCACCGCAAAGATAGGAACCGGCGAAGGAGCGCAGGCTTATGGATGGGGGTTGTATTTTGCTCAAAATCCAAGAGTCGCCGAGGAATACCGCAACCGTCTTACCAGCGACACTTTAATTCTGGATGGCATCTCCGCCATGCAAAAGCGGACCGAAACTGGAAATCAAATATGGGGACACGCAAGCCAGTATTTTGCTGACGGAGCTAAAACTAAAGAACAACTTTTAGCCAAGATTAAGTCAGCCCGTGAGTTTGAAAAATCCCGTGGCAATAAATACTTCAGCGACGAGAATTATGCCGAAGTAGAAAACGCAATTTCTAAAACAAACGAAATTGCAAAAGGCAATATGGGCAACCTCTACACCGTCGAACTCGATGTGGACGACTCTGACCTACTCGATTGGGACAAGCCGCTAAATGAGCAGAGTGCAAAGGTGCGAGGCATACTTCAAAAATGGGCTGACGACCCAGAGCTTTGGGAGTCCATGAAAACATGGAAAGCCGATTCATTTTATGGGGCAAATCTCAAAGATGATGCAGCAAAACAGAAAAGTGAGTTTTTACTGCGCCTTGGAATCCCAGGCATCCGCTACCTAGACCAAGGAAGTCGAAAGGAAGGTCAAGGCACCTACAACTATGTGGTATTCAACGAAAACTTCATCAAAATCAAAGCCGAGAACGGACAACCCGTCTCACGCGAGTCTGCTTCCGCTTCAACTCCCTCCGCTGCCGCGTCCGCTCAAGAGACCATTCCCTCAATAAGTTTTGCATCGGAGCCTCAATACAAGCCGACCGACCTCATCCTTTCGCCGACCGGGCACCAAGATTGGAGCGTGTTTACCGATCAAGACGAAGCGAACTCCCTAGGGAAAATTAAATCTCTTCCCATTCGCCTGCTCAAAGGCAGCCATTTCGGGCCAAACAAAGGTTACGGAATCCAGCACATTATTGCAGAGCACAAACAGGATTTTGAAGCCTTTCGAGAGCCTTTGGAAACTGTGCTTCACCGCGTGTTGCTGGATTTCAACGAAGTCTATTTGCAACAGGATGGAAAACTGGCCTTGCTTTCCCGCCGCCCAACCATTGTCTCCGTCGTGCAGTTGCGAGAAGAGAAGGGCGGATTTTATTCCGTTGTCACAGGCTTCCCAAAGAAAAACCCCAGCTGGAAACCAGCCGGGGTGCGAATACTTGACGGTCGCAGAGCCGCCTTTGCTCAATCGGCAAGAGCACCCGGACCAACCGCTCAGGGGATTGCAAGGCCGAACCCCCCGCTAGAACCTCTTCCAGGTAAGTATTCTGTTGAATACGCTATGTCGCTTCGGCAACCCGTCAACAAAAATGTTGATCTCGCTACCGAACCCAAGCCCCGCAAGTTCGGCCAATCCCTCCAAGCCGCCCCAGGCGTTGCGCCCGAGGTCAAATCCCGCCTCACCTCGCTCGACTACGATCCTGTCTCGAACGCCCAAACCCTCGCCAACGCCCGCGCCCGCATCGACTCGGCAGGTAGCATCGACACCGCCTTTACCGACCTCATGGGCAAGCCCGCCATCGAAGGCTGGCAGCCTACCGCCGAGGATTACGCCACCGGCATGGAACTCATGGCGCAACTCCAAAACCGGAGCCGCCATGCCGATGCCGCCTCCATCGCCAACATGATGGCCACCCGCGCCACCGACCAAGGCCGCGCCATCCAAGCCCTCTCGATGATTGGCCGCCTCGGGCCGCAAGGCATCGAGCTATTCGCTCAAAGCCAACTTCAAGCCGCCGCCACCAAGCCCGCCAAAACCGACAAGCAGAAGGCCGATATCCAAGCCAAGATCACCGAGGCCGGGCAGTTGCAAGGCGAGGTGGACAAACTCCGCCGCGACTCCACCACCGCCGCCATCGTCGGCAATAAAGACCTCATCAAATCCTCGCTCCCCGCTGGAGTCGATGCCGTGCAGGTCAACATCGCCATCCGCGAAGCCATCCTCGGCGCACCCACGCCGCTTGCCGCCCAAGCCGCGACCTCCTCCATCCTCACCGGCCAAGGTCTTTCCGACAAAGGAGCCGCCCGCATCTCCGGCAGCATCGTCCGCGATTTCCTCAAGACCACGCAGGACACCCGCGCCAAAGTCCTCCAAGACCTCCTCGCCACCGCCGATTCCGACCGCCGCCTGGATAAATCCAAGCTCGGCTCCCTCATCCGCCTCAACCGCGAAGGCAAGCTCACCGATGCCAGCCTGCACGCCGCCATGGCCAAGATGCTCGGCATCCCGCATTGGAGCGCCGAGCACAGCGCCAAAGTCCGCCGCATCCTCGCCCAGCACGAGAAGGCCACCGACCCCCGCATCAAGCTCGTCAAAGCCGCCGAAGCCCTCGATGTCGTCTACCGCGATTTCATGCCGCCGGGCTTCCTCGACAAAGTGGACACCCTCCAGACCATTGCCATGCTGCTGAATCCTAAAACGGTGATCCGAAATGTGGTTGGCAACACCCTCATGGCCGGTGCCGACCTCGCCGCCGATGCCGTCTCCGTGCCGATGGATGCGTTGGTTTCCCTCGGCACCGGCCAGCGCACCCGCACCGGTCTTTCACTCGGGGAACGCCTCATGGGCCTCGGAGCCGGGGTAGGGGACATCAAGGCAGGCTACACCTTCGCCCGCTCGGAAGGCCGTGGCCGCATCGCCAGCATCGCCGAGGGGGTCGATACCCTCATCCGCCTCGGTCGTCTCCAATCCTCGGGCAAATACAACGCCTCTGACATCTCCGCCCTCAGCGGCCCCACCTTCACCGCCCCCGTCCTGCGCCAACTGGAATCCACACTCGGCCTCGTCCTCTCCATCTCCGACCGGGGATTCTACGAATCCGCCTTCCGCGCCAGCCTCGACACCCGCATGAAAGCTGCCGCCGCAAATGGCACGCCCATGCTCGCGCCCGATCCCGACATGGTGACAGCCGCCCGCATGGATGCTGGCCGCGCCATTTACCAAGACGACAACGCCGCCAGCCGCACGCTGGGCGGCCTCCGCCGCGTCCTCAATTTCAATCAACGCTGGGGCATTGGCTCCCTGCTGATGAAATTCACCCAAGTCCCCGGCTCGATCCTCACCCGCGCCGTGGAATTCTCCCCCCTCGGATTCATTCGCACCGCCTACGAAAGCCTCGCGCCGATGCTCTCCAGCTCCCGCGAGTTTGACCAAAAAGCCTTCGCTGACTCCTTCTCCCGCGCCCTCGTCGGCACCACCGGCCTCGTCGCCACCGGCTACTGGCTCGCCCACCTCGGCATCATCTCCGCTGGAAGCGACGCCAAGGATGAAGACAAGCGCAATCTCAACCGCGCCATGGGCTGGGGAGCCTACAAACTCAATGTCGATGCGCTCAAGCGTGCCCTCATGACCGGCAATTTCTGGACCCCTCAGAAACAACAGCGCGACGACATGGTGATCGGCTACGATTGGGCACAGCCACTATCCATCGGCGTCGCCATGGGGGCCTACTCCCGAGAGAATCAAGAAGCCATCAAGCAAGACATCCTCGCAGGCAAGAAGCAAAGCCTCGCCGCCACCGGCCTCAACTGGCTCGCCTACGCAGGCGGCGCAGCCACCGGAGCCATGAACTCCCTCGTCGAGCAGCCGCTTCTCACCGGCCTCAATCAATTCGCCCGCGATGTCGGCTACGACAACATCCCCGGCGCTCTCCTCAAAACCGCCGCCGACGCTCCCGGCACCTTCATCCCCACCGCCGCAAGGCAATGGATGCAACTCACCGACAATGCCGTCCGCGAAACCCGCGACAGCTCCCCAGCTCGGCAATTCATCAACGAACTCAAGGCGCAACTCCCCGGCCAAAGCCAAACCCTCCCGCAGAAATACGACATCACCGGGCAACCCATCGAGCGTTGGGCCAAGGACAGCAACACGCTCTTCAATGTCCTCTTCAACCCCTCGATGGTCTCCTACATCAAAGGCAGCCCTGCGCTCACCGAAATGAGCAAGGTTTACAAATACACCGCCGAGGCCGGAGCCATCCCGAACCAGGTCAAACCGGAGTTCACCGTCGAAGGCGTCAAAGTCCGCCTCACCTCCGAAGAGATCAGCGCCATGCAGAAAGACATGGGAGCCCTCAGCATCGCCGCGCTGGAAAAGTTCGTCCTCTCCGATCCCCGCTACGACAAAGCCACCTGGGACGCCAAAGCCCGCGCCATGACCCGCGCCCTGGAGAAAGCCGCCACCGCCGCCAAATACCGCATCCTCTTGTCTCGCCCCGACCTCAAGACCCGCGCCAAGCAAGAATACGACGCCGCCCTCGCCAACGAAGCCGCCACCCAAGCCGAAATGGTCGCCGCTGACGGGCCGTGATCCTCACAACGGGTCGGGCTCCGTAATCAAATCATGGTAGTGCGCCCATGTGGTCTGAAACGATCCATGCCGCAACATACGGCTCGCCACCTCCAACCCGCTCCGCATCGCAATCTCCGCGCCGAATTGTCCCCGCAGCGCATAGCTCACCTTGTGCCCAGGTCGGTTCACTAGAAACGCCCGCGCCCAATCATTGATCGTCCGCTGATACAAATCCTCGGCATCCGTCTGGTGCTTGCGCGGAATCACAAAATCTTCCGACTCTGGAAATGCTCCGCGCAATTGCTCCAACAATTCCCGCCGAACCGGAACCACCCCGTCGCGGCCCTTGGGAACATAGTAGGAGCCATCCGATAGTTTTCTTTTCACAAACTCCAACACCGGCCCCTTCGTTCCCTCGCGCACCCAATCCCAGCGCAACTCCATCGTCTCGTTGTTCCTCAAACCGCACCACCGCATCAACGCAAAGACCGCCCAAATTTTTCGATCCTCTTCTTTCTCGCTCGTCCGCAAAATTTCCGCCGCCGCTTCCATGGCCACAAGCTGCTTCGGGTCGATCACTCGAAACGGCTCCGCCTTGCCAGCCTCCGCCCCGCCCCGCCGCCGAGTCGAAAACGCCACCGCTCGAAACCCCGCCACATCGGGCAAATGCAAATCCTCGTAATAGTGCATCACTCCTGGAGCAAACATCGACTTGATCGAATTCACATCCGAACGAATCCCCGCCGCCGCCCGCCCCGCCGCCACTTGTTTCTCCACCCATTTCCGAAACCGATCCGCCCTCAAAACCTCATTGATCCGGCGACCTCCCGCCGCCTCCGTCTCAAACTCCTCGCGCACATACCGCTCAAACCTCCCCGCGACTGCCCGCGCCGACTTCGGCCCCTTCTCCTCCCATTTTTCCGCCACCTCTTGCACGGTAGCGAACCCCTGCCGCCTCGACACCTCCTCTTGGGTCTTCGTGTCACCCGTCTTGATGGCCTCCGCCAAACGCTTCGCCACCTTCAAAGCCGTCGGCTTGTCCGATTTCGTCCTGACATCGGTGGACCGCAGATACCGTCTGCCCCGATACTGGCAGCGATAATACCAAACATGCCGGGAATCGTCCCAGGTGACCGAAACCTCCCCCCATTTCCGTTGTGATTTTTCTTTCATAAAAGTGGCCACTCCGCATGCCACTTTTCACTAAACCACAACCGAACCAATTTTCCACATTTAACAGAACGACCAGTGTAAAACCCTCTAAATGAACCCTCCGATCAACAATCAGGAAGTGCGCCCCCCGGGACTCGAACCCGGAACCAATTGATTAAGAGACCGGCGTTCTTTATTTGAAAATGAATATCTTATCAAAGACGCCTGCCGCTTTGCATGTCGGTTAGATAGGATTTGCTGGCTCTTTTCCGTCCACCAGAGCGGGTGGAAATTCTCGGTCTTCGGTTGCCAGCTTTTCATCGGTCGTCACTGGAATGTCGAGCTGGTCGATGAACTTGGCAAGGGCTTCAAGGGCCGGTTCGCTTTTGGGTGAGTTTTCGGTCGGGGCCATATGTGTTTCTCAAATAATCGAGGGCAGCAAGATGCCCGCTGGAATGGAGCGCGGGGCTGACGATTCCGATGTTTTGCGGGATGGGTTCGTCGCTGCCGAAGAGTTCAAAATTCATAGAGCCGTCGGGCCAGCGGGCGCGGAATTTCTGGCTCATGCGTCCGTTGTAGGGCCAGCGGGGATAGGTGTTCGGATAGGGCTTTTGCGGGGTGACTTTGATGGTGACGGGGGCCGCGCCGAGGACATTGCCGTTCCAATCCACAATGCCGCCTGCGGGGCTGGTGTGAATGGTGATCTCGACGGGGGCAATGACAGCTTGCGCGGGCCGTGTGATAGGCTCTGGCTTGGGGCTGGTGCAACTTGCCAGCATGGCCGCTAGAGCTAGGAAATATGCGGGTCTGATGAGGTTCTTCATTCTTCGTAGAATTTTTGAATTTTCGGATCAGAAAGCCTTTTTTCTATTGCAACGCGGTCTCCTCGTTTCCAATCCCAAATGAGTTCGGTAAGTTCCCGCTTGGCCATGGCGTTTTTAACGCGTGGCGGGGTTGCGGGATTCACAAACGCAACAACCGCACACATGGAAAATAGAATAAACCAACCAATGAATTTTGCTGGTTTGGTTTTGAAAATCTCGTTTGCCAAATACCAGCAACCGACCCAGCAGCAGCCAGCCATCGAAAGCAAGCAAAGAGCGTATGGAAATCCCCAAAATGGACTATTTACAAACTTTATTGCCGCGATTCCTGATGGGTCCATTTTTTTAGCTCGATGATTTCCGCCGCTTGGCTTGGTAGCGGATCGGGGTTTTCGCTGTTTTCAACCCACCAACGGATTTGTCGGATGGATCGTGGATCGAGTCCCCATGGGCCTCGGCGGGTGTTGTCTTGTCGTTCAAGTGAACGCGAGATAAGGGCGCATGATTGGGAAATAATTTTTCCTTCAAATAGGTTTCGAGGTCGCACATGTCGGCCTCAGTGAGGGAGCGGTTGCCGTTCGCTCGGTAGGTGCGGACGAACCATTCGCAGGCCTGCTCGACGACATTGTTCCGGGTGATGTTGAGGCCGGTATTCGCGGCGATTTCGTCGAGCAATGCAATGACCTCCTCGGGCAGTCGGACTGAAAATTGCGTCTTGGGTTTGGTCTTTTTCACTAGTTGCAATGTATCACAAATAAATTTTTCGCAATTTTTTTGTTGACCAGTGGGTGTGTTTGAATCACAAACACACCCGCAATGAAAACGATCAGCATTCGATTGCCAGCAGAACTCCACCGGGAAATCGCCCGGATGGCCGATGAACAGGGCCTCAAGCCCGGACAGGTGATTCGCTCACTCCTCCTCCGCATGGTAAAATCCAAACGCCAGGAGGTGCCGGTATGAGGCCGCCGAGAAAGTTTCTTTGGTATGTCGAGGGCTTGAATGCTCTCCGGCACAAAGTGGGCGATTATTTTTGGGCCTACACATCCGGCGAGGCGAGGCAGGAGTGGAGCCTGCGTTTCGGCGCAATCCCGAACCACTGGAGGCTCGAGAAATGACCCACGCGGATTTTTTGAGGTTGGCGGGCTATGCCTGGGATTTTGTGTGGGCGATCAGCCCGGCGGTTTTTTTGGCGGCGCTGACTTGGAGGGTGGTCCGATGATCGAGAAGCATTACTCGATGCGGGAGCTTGGGCGGGTGCTTGGCATCAGCCATGTGACTTTGAGCCATCGCGTGGAGGAGGGTGATCTCCGAGCGGTGCGGATCGGGAAGAGGGTGCTGATCCCTGAGTCGGCGGCTTCGGATTGGCTAAATCGCCATACGGTGAATGCCGCCGCAGGGGTGCGTCGTGGCCGTGGGTCTGCCCCGCTGGCTGCTTCTTTTTCTTAACCGCCGCGCCTTTTTTTTGTGACCACTGAGGGAAACACCCCATTGACGCCGGACGCGCCGCCTTTTTTTTGTGCCGATTTTTCGGATGGGGTGAATGCCCCATTGGCAACGGAGATCGACTTGGAGGGCTTGGGAGAGTTGCGGGCCGAGGTGGCCTTCCCTCTTCGCTCGAATCGCTACATGAAGCAATTCCATGCCGCGAAGGCTGACGACAAGCGGAGCCGCCGTGGGATTAAGCGACTGGTGAGGCCGGAGAACGCTGCCGCGCTTGCCGAGTATTTGCCGGAGCCGGGGGAATGCACCCATGCGGTGGTGCGTGGGGATTTCGTGATGGCGGAAATCATTCCGCTGCTTTTGGGGAATCGAGTTGCCGACTTGGTGGGGATTTCGACTCTGGGGATGAGCAGGGATAACGCGGTGAAGCTGGCCGAGCTGCTGGCCACGGGCAAGGTGCGCCGCCTTTTTTTGCTGGTGAGCCATTATTTTTCCCAAGTCGATAAGACGGGAACCTATCGGGAGGTGAAGGGGCTTCTGGGTGACGCGGTGGTGGTGGCTCGCACTCATGCGAAGGTGATCCTGGTCTCTGCCGCGCCGTCTTTTTTTGTGGTGGAGGGATCGGCCAATCTCCGGTCGAGCGACAACATCGAGCAGTTCGCCATCTGGAATGATGAGGAGCTACTGAATTGGCATCTGGAATGGATGCAGGAGGTGCAAGGTGCCTGAGCCTTCCAACCTCAACGCGGACATCGCGGCCAAGGTGCTCGAAGCGAATGTGCGGAACATCGTGGAGAAGGTGAAGGCCGGTGGAACGCTGAACGCCACGGAGCGGGCCATGATGGAATCCGCCGCTACGAAGAAACCAGAGACGCCGTTGCAGGAATCCGAAGCCGCCCTTTCCGCCGCGCCTTTTTTATTTTCTGAAGACGAAATCGGGTTTGAGAAGCTGGAAGCTACGGGAGAGTTCACTGGGGAACGCTTGCTGGCTCGCCGCCCGGATGTTTATCGGGCCGTAGTCCGCATGGCTGCCGAGGGACAGAGCATTTCGGCTACGGCCCGAGCGCTTTCGGTGAGCCGAAACACGGTTGCCGCCGTGAGGGAGCGTGAAGGAATTTCAATAGAGCAGGAGAAAAAGGAGTTACTGAGGGATGTTCGCCGTGCGGCCCGTCTCTCGGTGGAGAGAGCTATCGAGCTAGTGCCTTCGATCAACAACGCCAAAGATGCGGCCATCGTCGCCGCTGTGATGGTGGACAAGATGCAGTTGTTGTCTGGTGAGGCCACAAGCCGAGTCGAGAAGGTTGAAGTCTCTCAAGACAAGCTCGCCGAAATGCTGGCTGCCTTGCCGATCCTCGAAGCCGAGGTGGTGGATACCGGTTTACAGCCGAGCGAGTCCAGCCAAATGCCGCCCGCTGCCTCTGCCCCCGGCCTGCCCTCCCCCTTGGTTAAAGGCGCACAAAATGCGGACAGTGAAAGCGTATTGCATATTGAAGAATGCGCTGTTGTCCCAATCCGAGAAGTCGATAGTTGTAAGCCATTCAGCATCAAGACAGGTCAATTATCCACTCCGGTGATTAGTGGAAGTTATGACCTAGATAACGCCGACCAGGGGGGGGAGGGGGTCGAGAATTTTGAGGCCCCCCCATTGGATAGCACTGGTTTGGGTTCACAGAAAATTTTCACCAAAGGGCCTTCTACCACGGCCCCTGCCTCTTCGCAACCATCAACCCTACCATGAGCACTAAAAAACAAAAAAACGCCGCGCTGGAGCCGTCTCCGGCTCAGGATACGCCGCCCGCCCAGCCGGTGCCGGAGTATATCACCGCCCGCCTGCTAGGGCATGAGATCAACAAGCAGTTCCTCACTCTCTCCGTTCCCGATGGGGTGGGGGGCTTCTCGCGGGTGAGGATGCGCGTGCCGCTCCGCCTCGCCCATTGCTTCAAAAAAAACGCCGTCGTCCGTGTGCGTCGCACCGACGATCCCCTTGTTGTCGAACCTTTTCCCTCGATTTTATGAAAAAACAACCCGTTACCCTCTATTCAACCGCCTCGGAATCAGCGGCTTTGTTCCGCCGATTTCTGGAAAAACAATCCCCCCGCATCAACGCTGCCGCATTTCTGGCCGCTCTCCGCGCCTTCCGCGCAAGGAGGTCCGCATGAAGGCCCGTCTTGTCGTCATTGATACCGAGACCGGCGGCCTCGATCCCGAGCGCCACGCCCTCTTGAGCGTCGCCGCCGTGGATAGCACGGATGGTGAGGCATTTGTCGGCCTCATCCGCCCCCACGCCGATTGGATCACCGAGCCCGAGGCATTGGCCAAGAACGGCTTCACCCTCGAATTTCTGGAAAAAAACGGACGCCCCGAGCGCGATGTCCTCCAAGACCTCGCCCTCTGGATCGCCCAGCGCCGGTTCAGCCTCCTCGCCGGGTGCAATGTCGCCTTCGACCGCGACTTCCTCCGCGCCGCCTTCGCCCGCCACGGCATGACCTGGCCCATGAACAAGAGCGTCGATCTGCAAGCCGCCGCGTGGCTCGCCTACGAAGCCGGTCGGCTCCCGCTCCCCGAGGGCAAGGACGGCCTCCCCCGCCTGAGCCTCGACCACATCGCCGCCGCCATGGGCTTCTCGCGCAGCAGCGACACGCACAACGCCCTCGAAGACGCCCTCATGACGACCGCGTGCCTCCGCCGCCTCATCGACCGCCTACCCCCCCCGACCATTGTATGAAAAAAAACGGCCAGCATTTCCTAGAAACCTACGACCGCGACGACAGCCGCGCCGGTTGGAAATTCCCATCCGGAGGGGGCAAAGACATCGACGCCGCCTGCAACCGCTGGCTCGAAAAAAACACCCCACCCTCAAAAAAGAAAAAACGCCGCTTCGGCAACTACTGACATGAACTGGATTAAAATGCGTAGCAATCTCTGGGATGACCCCCGCGTCGCCCGACTTTGCGACCTCACTGGAAAAAAAGAAGCCGAGATCATCGGAGGTCTCTATTGGCTCTGGACCATGGCCGATGTCCAGACCCAAGACGGGATGCTTCACGGCCTCTCCACCGCCACCATCGACCGCAAGACCGGAGTCAAGGGCATCGGAGCCGCCTTGGTCAAAGTCGGTTGGGTTTTGGAAAATGAAGAAGGCGTTGAGATTGCACGCTTTGATGAGCACAACGGAGCTTCCGCAAAACGCCGCGCATACGAGGCCAAGCGCAAGCAATTTGTCCGCCACTCGTCCGAGAAATGTCCACTTCCATTGCAGACAGAAAGTGGACACGGGCAGGAGCTAGATAAGAATAGAATAGATATATCCCCTATAGTCCCCACAGGGGACATGATGTTGGAGGTCGAAGAAACTCCCAAACCCGAGGAGACACACCCCCATCTCGCCCGGCTCCGCGCCCTCTTCCGCATCCAGCCCTCGACACCGCTCGACACTTCCTCCCTCCGAGCTTGGGAAAAAAATAAAAAAAGCGCCGCCGCCCTCACCGAAGACGAGTGGCGCACCCTCGAATGGGCTTACCGCCAAAAAGAAGGCCTCGCCGCGCAGTTCCGCCGCAAGGACTTATCCACCCTTCTGAATAACCTCCTCGCCGAAGTCACCCGCGCCCGCGATTGGGCCGCCCGCTCCGGCCACAACCCCACCGCCACCGCCCCCGCCGCCGTCGAACCCGCTGGCTGGCGAGACCTTATCGAGTCCGAACACCCCGAATGCAACCTCACCACCTGGGCCGCTCTCCCCGATAGCATGAAAGCATGGGTCCGCGAAAAACAACGCGAACTTTCCGCAGCATAAACCAAATAAAAACAACATGATCAACTACATCGAAACCATCCAAGAAGCCACCGAAGGCCCCCGTGTCGTCACCCGCCATTACCCCGATTGCGTGAATGATTTTCTCCGCTGGCAAGTCGGCATCTACACCGCCCGCCCCGTCGAAGAACCTCTCTACGAGACTATTTACGACGAGAATGGCCAGCCCATCCTCACCGAGTCCGACGCCATCCAGCACCGCCTCATCGGCTACGAGACGAACCCCACCGTCTTTGTCAAAGTCTTCCACCTCCTCGGCTTCGGCGCAGATTTGAAAATCGCCACCGCCGCCGCCTCACCCAAGCTCGCCGCCCTCGCCGCCTGATGAAAAACTCCCTACCCGAAAACCTCCTCGCCGAGCGCGCCGTCCTCGGAGCCGCCATCGCCGATGGCCGCCACGCCGATGCCGTGTTGGAGGTCGTGAGCCCCGACCAGCTCACGCACCCCGCCCACCGCCTCATCCTCTCCTGCCTCGCCGCCATGCGCCAAGAGGCCCGGCCCGTCGATCTCATCCTCGTCACCACCGAGTTGGAAAAACTCGGCCAGCTCGAAGAGTGCGGCGGCCATCAGGGGCTCACCGATCTCGTCCAAGACCTCGCCGTCACGGCGAACTGGCGCTACTACGCCGCCGAAGTCCTCGACATCTGGCGACGCCGCTCCATGCGCCAAGCCGCCCTCGCCATGGCCGAAGCCGCCAACGACCCCGCCCTCACCACCGACGACGCCATGGAACGCTGTGAAGTCGCCCTCTACGGCCTCCGCGAGCAAAGCACCAGGGAAAACCCCGTCTCCCATTGCAAAACCGCCGTCCTCGCCGCCGTCGATCACATCGAGAAAGTCTACGCCAACCGAGGCCAGACCGTCGGCCTCGCCACCGGCATTCACGATCTCGACCGCTCCACCGGAGGATTCCTCGGCGGGCAAATGATCATCATCGCCGCCCGCCCCGCCTGCGGCAAATCCGCGCTCGGGATGCAATTCGCCCTCCACGCCGCCATGGAGGCCGCTGTGCCCACCCTCGTCTTCAGTGTCGAAATGCCCAGCACGGAACTCATGGTCCGCGCCCTCTGCTCCGAAGCCGGGGTCGATCTCCAGCGCATCCGCGACGGCTTCCTTGGCACCGCCCAGCTCTCCGGAGTCGGAGCCGCCGCCGGTCGCCTCGCCCAGGCCAAGCTCTACCTCGACGACACCCCCGGCCTCACCGTCGCCCAATTCCGCTCCCGCGCCCGCCGCGCCAAGACCCAGCACGGCCTCGGCCTCATCGTCGTCGATTACCTGCAATTCATGCACGGCAGCAGCAAGAGGGCAGGGGAGAGCCGCGCCCTCGAAGTCAGCGAGATTTCCAAGGCCATCAAGACCACCGCGAAAGAACTCAACATCCCCATCATCGCCCTCGCCCAGCTCAACCGCGACGCCGACGAAGGCTCCAAACCCAAGCTCTCGAACCTCCGCGAATCCGGCAGCATCGAGCAAGACGCCGACACCGTTCTGCTGATTCATCGCCTCGACAAAAACAAAAAACGCGACGCCGACGACGAGCCCATGGATCACAACACCCTGCTCATCTTGGCAAAACAAAGAAACGGCCCCACCCCCGAGATCAAGCTGAACTTCATCGGTCAGCACACCGTCTTCCGAAATGTCACCGAAAAACAATACAGCAACAACCAGAACGAAAGGCAGAGGTAAAAAATATGGTTAACACTAATGAACACGCAAGTTGAATTTGATGAAGACCTTAATTGTTTTGGAATTGATGAATATTTTTATAGAAAAACAGCTAATAAAATCAAATACGCAAATGTTTTTCATTACAGAGAAAAAAACATTATAATTCATTATCCAATTAAAACTAGGTATTTAAAACTAACAAAAAACATCTATATAGAAGTTTACGCCTCGTATTGGGAAGATTTTCCAGAACCACCATCAACTAAATAACACCATGACCCTCAACCACAAATCCAGCCGCACGCTCACCGAGCACACCTACCGCCTCACCGACGACTCCGACCACAGCCTCGGAAACATCGTCATCACCTTCGAGAACGGCAGGTTTTTGAAATGCGACTTCCCATTTCGCGGCACCTACACCCGCGAGCAATGGGCCGTCCTCGCCGAGATCGAAGCCGAAATCCAGCGCCTCCACCTCGGCAAACAACCCATCGACCGCTTCTTCGATTTATGAGCCAATCCATCGACCCCTTGATCGCCTGTCCCGCCTGCCGCCGCGAGTGGCAGGACCACCCCGGCGTCGCGCATTGTTGCAAGCTCGCCACCGAGTTAGCCGCCAGCCTGCGCGACATCCTCACCTATGTCCGCGCCCCCGAATACTCCCGCGACATCACCGAGCAGGAAATCTTCTTTGACGCGGTGGAAAACGCCCGCCGCCTCGTCGTCAAAGCCGGGCATTTCCAAGACTATCCCCCCGAGCCTCATCCATGAAATTGACCACAGAGGACACAGAGGACACGGAGCAGGCTACGCCCGAGACGGACGCCAAAGTTTCCGGACACATTGGATTCTATTCGTGTGCAACGGTTCCCGCTGAATTGTGCCGCCGCATGGAGCGCGAGCGCAACCAGGCGCGGGACCAAGTGGAAGAACTTACAGCCGTTATCAAAGGGCTCCGCGTGATCATGCGTCAAGAGGCCACCAAATGACCTGCCCCTCCTGCCAAGCCGAGACCGGCGTTGTCACTTGCCGGGCGGAGGGCCATCGAGTCCACCGCCTGCGCGAGTGCGCTGCCGGGCACCGCTTTTACACCTGCGAATTGCCCGCCGAAGGCCGGTATCCCTGGCCAAAAAAACCCGCCCCCAAACGCCCCAAGCCCAAACCCAAACAACAATCCACCCACTGGCTCGCCCGCATCGCCGCCTTCGTTTCCGCATGACATACCTTGAAGAATTCCAAAACGACATCAAGCGCCATGGCCTATCCGAATATCGCGGCCCCTACCGCGACTTGATCCGCATCATCGCCACCCTTCGCCTCCGCCGCCTCCTGCAATCTCTAAAGCCATGAACTCCCTCCGCGACTACCTCACCGCCCACCGGTTCGATCCCACCCACGCCCTCAATCTCCTGCAAGACCACGGCATCATCTCCGACGAATGCGTCACCCCCGAAGATGTCGGCGACGCCGGACGCGCCATCACCTGGTTAAGCCTCCGCGAAGATAAACTCAAATCCTCCTCTGTGCCCTCTGTGTCCTCTGTGGTCAAATGATCCCCCAAACCCCCAACCCCGTCATCCCCCCCATCGAAGTCGAAGGCCGCCGCCCCGATGGCAGCTTCGTCGTCCGCTACCGAGGCCAAAAGCTCGCCGCCACCGAGGCCCAACTTCTCGCCATCCACCGCGAGCGCGAGGAGCAGATCGCCCGCATGGTCGAAGACCCGTGGCGCTACGGCTGGCTAAACCCCGCCTGGCAGCGCGCCGATTCCGCCTATGCCGACCTGCGCGAGAAATTCCCCAAAGGCGTCACCGAACTCCTCATCCTTGGCGGCAACCGCTCCGGCAAGTCCCGCTACTTCGCCCGCCGCGCCATGCAACACCTCGTTGAGAAACCCGGCGCAAAAGTCTGGTGCCTCCAATCCACCGAAGCCGCCAGCATCCAAAACCAGCAACCCTACTTGTGGGAGTATTTGCCGAAAGAGTGGAAACCCAGCGCCAGCGGCAAACTCAAAAAAGGTGCCGTCGCCAACATCACCTACTCGCAGAAAGGCGGCTTCACCGAAAACAGCTTCGTGCTGCCGAATGGCTCCCAATGCTGGTTCAAGTTCTATTCGATGGAAGTCACCTCGATAGAAGGTGCCGAGTTAAATTTCTGTTGGGCAGACGAATTAGTCACCCCGCTGTGGTTGGAAGCCCTTCGTTTTAGGCTACTTACCCGCGACGGCGAACTCGGCATCGGCTTCACACCGATCGAAGGCTACACCACCACCGTCAAAGAATACCTCGATGGCGCGAAGACCTTGGAAGAATGCCCCGCCCCGCTCCTTCCCCGCTACCGCGATGGCAACCTCATCGGCTTGGAGACCGTCCCCCGCGTCCAGCAATGCACCAGGGAAAAAGCCCGCGTCGTTTATTTCCACACCGCCGACAACCCCTTCGGCAACCCCGAGGCCATGGAGACCGAACTGCGCGGCAGCAACCGCGAGCGAATCTTGATGCGAGCCTACGGCGTCCCCACCAAAGCGCGGATGTCCATGTTCCCGAAATTCCGCGAGAATGTTCATGTCGTCCCTCACGACAAAGTTCCCAGAGCGGGAACCGTCTTCCACTTCGTCGATCCCGGCGAAGGGAAAGCGTGGGCCATGTTGTGGATTCGATTTACTCCAGACAACCGTTGTTGGATTTACCGCGAATGGCCAAACCAACTGGAATACATCGAAGGTGTCGGATACCCCGGCCCGTGGGCTGAGGCTGATGGCAAGCTCGAAGATGGCCGCCCTGGCCCCGCCCAAAAAGCCTGCTGCTGGTTTGGATTCAAAGAATACAAAGCCGTCATCGAGGCTGCCGAGAAAGCCGACGACATCGCCAAAGTCGAAGAACGCTGGATGGATTCTCGCTACGGCAACACCCCCACCATGACTGAAGAAGGCGTGCGCACGCTCATCGAGCAATGCGAAGACCGTATGGGCCTACATTTCAAAGCCACCTCCGGCAAAGCCATCACTGAAGGCGTCGGCATCATCAACGATTGGCTCGCCTTCGACGAGGAGCGTCCCCTTGGGTCCGATAACTCCCCGAGACTCTACATCAGCGAGCGTTGCCAAAATCTCATCTACTCCCTCAAAACTTGGACTGGCAAAGACGGAAAGCACGGCGCAACCAAAGACTGGATTGATGTTCTCCGCTACATCGTCCTCGCCAAAGATGTCGAATATGTGGACCCGGATTCCCTCCGCACCCGAGGAGGCGGCTGCTACTAAATCCTCCCTCCGTGTCCTCTGTGTCCTCTGTGGTCAATCCCCTCCCTTGACCTCCCCCCGTAAAATCTCCCTAAGCATGAAACTACTCCGCCGCCGCGATGTCATGGCCCGACTGGGCGTTTCCGCAAAGCAAATCACCAAACTCATCGACTCCGGCATTCTCCGCCCCATTCGCCGCGAAGGAGCCCGCGCCTGGTATCGCGCCGCTGATCTCGAAAAACTCGCATGAGCACCAAACGCACCGACAACCACGGCAGCCTGAGCCGCAACAAGAAAAAGGAAAAGGAAACGCACCCCACGCACAAAGGCTCCTGCACCATCGAAGGCCGCGAGTATTGGATCAGCGCGTATGTGAACGAAAGCCGCGACAGCGGAGAAAAGTATTTCAAGCTCTACTTCGAGCAGAAGAAACCCCGCGAGGATTCCACCGCCGAGCCGCATTCCGCCTCGCTCCCCGAGTCTCCCGACATTCCCTTTTGATGAGCGCCGAAGACTTGCAAGCCGCCTGGTGCGTGCCGCCCGAGGAACTTTGGTTCCGCAGCGTCATCGCAAAAATTACCGACGCCATCGAGGACGCCGCCGAAATCACCTGCATGCCACAGACCGCGCAGAACCCCGGCCTCCTCGCCCACAGCGCCGGTGGCCTCGAAGCCCTCCGCACCCTCCGCGAAGAAATCGAGCGCACCCGCTCCGAGGCTTTCCAAAACAAATTTCGACAGGCAGACGCATAACACGGATGGCACCGTATGGTGCGCATCGAGGTCGGGAGGCATATTGCCGAGTCACCGATCCGCCGCATGGCGGGGTAGGCGGCGCAACCTTGGAAACCCGGCGTTTGAAAAGGGAGCGCGCACCCGTCCCTGTCTTCTTCCCCTTCCTCTCCGTGCCCTCTGTGTCCTCTGTGGTTAATCTTTTCTGCAATCTTTTTAGCCCCCGTTAGCACCCATTAGCTCCCGTTAGCGCCCATTGCGCCAGCACCCCCTTCCGCTCCCCGCATTTCGCAGGCATTTCCTTTCGCAAGCGAGGGCTGAACTGCTCGCCGCGAACTCCGTGGAAACCGTGCGGAGCCGCATAAAACCTCAGTTCTGACACCGCGACTTGGACGCACCACAAACCATGGACCAGACAGAATCAGCATTCAGCATCGGCGAAGTCATCGACGCGCTGGGAGTCACCCTCCCCACCGTGGATGAGACATCTCCGGCGGCCCCCGAGGCCGACCAGGAAGCAATCGCGGATGAGACGCCTGACAACACCCCAACCGAAGAAACCGAGACCGAAGATTCCCCCGAAGATTCGTCCGATTCGTCCGATCCCTCCGACGAAGCAGACGACGAGCCCGAGGAAACCGACGACACCACCGACGACGAAGACCCCGACGAGGAGACCGTAGAGGCCGAACCCGCCGCCGTGAGGAAACTCACCAAGCGCGTGGACAAGCTCACCGCCCGCGCCAAAAGCGCCGAGGAGCAAGCCACCACCCTCCAAGCCGAACTCGCCGCCGCCCGAGATGCGCTCACAAAAGCCCAGCCCATCGTCGTGCAAGACGCCAGCGACCCCCTCGCCGATGTCACCACCGCCGAAATCCTCGAAAGCCGCCTCGCCGCCGCCAACACCGTCCTCGACAATGTGCCCGACCTCATTGCCAAGGCCGATATGGAAGGCGAAGTGGAAGTGCCTATGGGAGACGGGTCCACCCGCAAGTTCACGAAGCAAGAGCTTCAAGAGCGCCTGCGAGTCGCCCGCCAAATCCTCAAAGCCGAGCCCGCCCGCCGGAACTACCTCACCCAGCGCGAGACCTTCCAGCAAGAAGCCCGGCAGGTTTATCCCGAGCTTTTCCAAGACGACTCCCCGGCCCGCAAGATGATGCTCACCACGCTGCAAGCTTATCCCGGCATCGCCAAGCTCCCGAATCTCGAACTCATCATCGGCGACGCCATTCGCGGCCAAGCCCTCCGCTTCCAGCAAGCCGAGGCCATGGCCAAAAAATCCGCAGCGGCCAAGCCAAAAGCTCCCGCCGCTCCCGCGAAACCCGCCGTCGCTCCCAAGGTTGTCAGCCCCTCCGCCGCCCCCAAAACCAAAACCAAAGCCGACCCGCTCGAAGTGTTGAAGAAGTCAGGAAACCGTGATGCCGCCGAAAATTTCGTCGCCTCACTTTTCAACTAAACCCAACCCAAAACTTAAAACCCCCAAACCACCACCATGCCAGCTACCCCCATCACCACAGTCAAAGGCCAACGCGAGGATCTCTCCGACGCGATGGTCCTCATCGAACCCGGCGACACACCCCTGTTCAGCCTCTGCAAGAAATCAAAAGAGCCTACGAATGTTTTATTTTCCTGGCCCGCCGACCGCTACAACGACCCACAAACCGCTGGCGTCCTCGCCAACGATGATGTCACCAGCTTCGACGACCAGCACGCGAACCGCGAACTCCTCTCGGGCCGCATCCAAAAAGTCCGCCGCAGCTTCCAGGTCGATGATCTCGTGGAGCAAGTCTCTGATTTGGCTGGAGTTGGCAAAAAGCAGGCTTTCAACAAAGCCGCCGCCAAAGCCCTCGTCGAACTCAAAGTGGACATCGAAGCCATCATGGGCTCCGACAACGACAGCCAGGTTCAATCCGGCGCAGCCCCCTACAAAACCCGTGGCATCGGCGAATGGATCAAAGCCACCGCGCAGGCCGATTTAGCCACCGCCGTTCCCGCCGCGTTCCGCACCCCTGCCGCGTCGATCAACACCACTGCCACTGCTTCTCTCACCGAGAGCAATGTCATTGATGTCTTGGAGAGCATCTTCAAGGTCCGTCGCGCTCGTCGCAACTACGACCTCGTTTGCGGCACCAGCCTCAAGCGTGCGTTCACCAACTTCATCCGCACCACAGCGGGCTCGACGGATGTCATGTCCTCCGTGCGCACCTTCAACAGCAATGTTTCCGACAAGAAGATCGTGAACACTATCGACCTGTATGAGGGAGATTTTGGCGTTCTCTCATTGCACGTTTCGACCTACCTCGCTCATGGCGCGGCAGCCGCCGTCTCGGCAGCCCGTGGCTATGTGCTCGACATGGACCTCGTGTCCATCGGGTTCAATCGCAAACCAAGAATGGAAGAGCTTGAAGACCGTGGCGGTGGACGCCGTGGCTTCTGCGACGCCATCTTCGGCGTAGCGGTCAGCAACCCGCAGGTTCTCGGCAAATTTGCCGCAACGACCTAATTCCGCCCCCCAGCCCTTGCCGGTGGCCCCTCGTCTCAGGACAGGCCACCGGCAACCGGGCTCCCCTTTTTGACAATGGAAATCCTCAAAGAAGCCCTCAGCGACCTCCCCGGCGACCTCGCCGAAGGAGCGAAAAGCGAGTTGTTCCAGCAGTGGAACTCCCGCGCCGTGCAAGCCGACGCCCGCCAGCACGCCATCGCCGCCGACCACGCCAAGCAAGACCTCCGCTCCATCGAGGGCGTGGGCGCTTTGACCCTCTCCGTTGACCCCCAAATTTATCACTTCTGGAATTGGAAAGTGCCCGGCTGCTGGCGCGACTCCGATTTCATCGCGTGGTTCAAACGCAACTTCCCGCAGTGCGTCGTGAAATGCGGCGGCACAGGGAAGTTCGCCATCCTCATGCCCGGACTCCGCACCGCATGATTAAAGACTCCGCCGAGGAAACTCGGGACACAAAGTATTGGATCGGCCAGCTCACCGAAGCGGCCACCGATGGCGGCTGGTTCTCGACCCTCCGCTCGCGGAACTACGATACCCGCATGGCGCTGTGGGATGGCCAATCCTCCGATGGCCGCAAGTGGGCCAGCAACTACGGGCGAAATGTCTTCCCCTGGGAAGGCTCCGCCGACAGCCGCATCCGCCTCGCCGATCTCGTCTGCAACCGCGAGGCCCAGCTTTGCCTCACCGCCACCTTCGCCGCCCGCCTTCAAATGATGCCGGTCGAATCCTCGGACTCCCTCTCCCGCACCGCCGCCGAGGCCGTGCTGAAGTGGATGCTCTTCACCCACTGCGCCTCCGACCTCCGCCGCGAACTCGAACTAGCCCTCAACATCCGCGCCACCTACGGCCTCGCCATCATGGGCGTGTTTTGGAAAACGACGACACGCATTGAGCAGAAGAGCGTCAGCCTCGAAGACCTCATCGTCATGGCCCAAGAGCAGGGCGACCCCGCCTCGCCGCTCGCCATGCTCATCGGCGCAATCCTCGATCCCCTCCAAGAAGAGATCGCCATCGAGCTCGCCGAGCAATTCGCCCCCGGCACCGGCACCGCCGCCAATGTCCGCAAGCTCCGCGAAGGCGGCACGGTGGAATACACCGAGCCCTACATCTTTGAGAGCAAGCCCGAGTGGACCGCCCTCGAACCTTTTAACGACATCATTTTCCCCACCGCCACCTACGACCTCCAACGCGCCCCCTGGATCGCCCGCCGCGAGATGGTGACTTGCGAGGAGTTGGAAGAGCGCACCGTCACCGAAGGCTACCCCTACGAATTTTACGAGAAGGCCGAGAACTACAAAGGCACCAGCCTTTGGCCGATCTACGCCCACCAGAACACCAACCGCCGCGACTCCATCCTCTGGCAAGACCACCGCGACCTGGTGGAAATCTGGCATGTCTATTCCAAGGAAACCGACGAGAAGACCGGAGCCACAAAAATCATGTGCCGGGTCATGCACCCGAATGTAGACATCTTCGCCAAAGAGGAAATCTCCCCCTACTCGCACGGCGAATATCCTTTCATCGAACTCCCCCGCGAGCGCGTCACCCGCTGCCTCATCGAAGCCCGAGGCATCCCCGAGATCGTCAGCACCATGCAGGCGGAAATCAAAACCCAGCGCGACTATCGCACCGACCGCGCCGGAATCGCCATCCTGCCGCCCATGCGCGTGCCCGCCAACCGTGGCAAGCTCGACATCATCCTCGGCCCCGCCGTCCAAATCCCCGAGCGCCGCCCCAACGAAATCGGCTGGATGCAGCCCCCGCCCTTCGACCAAGGCACCATCGAGATCGAACGCGCCGTGCGTCGCGATGTGAACGAATACTTCGGCATGGCTGGAGAGGGCGTGGACCCAAACTACACCGCCCTCGTCCAGCAGCACACAGTCGATCGCTGGCTCCGCGATTTCAAAGCCATCGTCACCCAGACCTACCAGCTCATGCAGCAATACATGCTGCCCGTCCAAATCCTCCGCGTCTCCGGCGGTCAAGTCCTCCCCTTCCAAGCCGACCGCGAAAGCATCCAAGGCAAGTTCGACCTCATCATTGATTGGGACGCCCGAAACCTCGACGCCGAAGCCCTCGGCGCAAAGCTCGACTACATCAGCAAAGCCATCGTGCCGATGGATACCGCCGGAGTCATCGACCGCGCCGGTCTTATTAAATTCATCATGAGCGCCGTCGATCCCGTTCTTGCCGAAATGCTCGTCCGCGACCCCGGCCCCGCCGCCGCCATGGAAGCCAACGAAGAGCAACTCGCCTTCACGAAGATCGCCGCAGGCACCGAGCCCGAACTTCCCGCCGAAGGGCAGAACCACCAGCTACGCGCCCAAGTCCTCCAAGGCATCATCCAGGCGAACCCCGCCCTGCAACAGCGCATCCAGCAAGACGAGATTTTCCGCAACATGATCGAAGCCCGCATGAAGGGTTTCAACTTCCAGCTCCAGCAACAACAAAACGCCCAGATCGGCCGCCAAGGCACCCTGCCCGCCTTGCAGCAAGGAGGAGCACAATGAAAGCGACGCCCTACCGCACCGTCCGCGATGGCGTGATCTCCCGCATGGGCATCGACCCCGCGCAGCCGCTTATGGCCTCGCAGGCTTCCGCGCTCGCCGAGTATCTCACCACCGCTGCCGCGACGGCTTGGACATTCTTTGATTGGCCCGAGGTTTATTTGACCGAGGCCCGCACGCCGGTGGGCGATGGATTCCAGACCGGCGTCTACACCTACGAGTCCGACTATGTGGGAACCACCTCCTATATTGGCCGCGCTGTGCAGGGCTCGCAATTATCGGACCCTGTGTGGCGAATCAAGCGCGTCACTTTCACGGCATCTGGCGACCTGCTGAATATCGACACCGCCGTGAATGTCGCGTGGGACGACCGCACGACCGCGACCTACATTGAGACCAGCGCGAATGAAGCCGCCGAGGATGAGTTCCCCTACATTCCGCTTGTTGCGCAAGGTCTGAAGCCTATCGGAACGGTGCTG